CCTGGCCGGATTGGATGGGAGCGGTCATTTGTCGTTGTGGTGTCTCGGGCGTGATTGCCTCCGACACCACCGACAATGCAGACGCGCCCGCCGCGGTCAACTCTTTTTCTCAAAATTCTATCCGGCTGAATCTGACAGTCAGACGTCGACGGCGTCCGCGAGCGCATCGCTGCCGAAGTCGCACGACAGCGGCTCCGCCTTCGCGGCCACGTAAAGCTGCGCGAGGATGCCAGGCGTCGACAGCTCCGCGTTGCTCAGATACTGGTCGAACTTGTCGCCGCGCAGCCAGAGCTTCGCGATCCACGGCGTCAGCGGAGCCTTGCCTGACTGAGCCGCGGCCGAGTCGACGTAGAGCGCGAACAGCGCAGACGACTCCCGCGCGGCGCGGTCCCAGCGGTGCGCGACGAGGCGGATGTAGTTGCCCGAGATGCCGCTCGGAAGGTTGAAGGTTTTCTGGAGAGCCATAGTCGTCAGGTGTATTCGGTGAACTCGACCGAGAAGCGCGCGTTCCCGGCTGGGACGTTGGTCCCGTCGAGCGTGGTCACGCGCACCACGGCGTTGGTGCTTGAGTTGCCCGCGGCGTCGAAGTCGTAGGCCGCGACGAGGTTCGCGTCTGAAGCGCATTGCGCGGTGCCGATGTCGGGCTTGGCCCCGAAGCCGCGGTTGGTCAGCGACACGTTGAAGCTCTCGGTGGTAGCGCCTCCGGCCAGCGTGACGACGACCGAGTCCGAGAAGATGACGTTAATCTGCCGCGTGCTGCTTCCGCCGCCGGTCTTGATGCCGGTCGTCGTGACGTCCGAGTCGTCATACTTTGAGATGTCGCCGGTGCCAATGGAGGCATTGCCTACGGCGTTGGCGTTGCCAAGCGAGGCCCAGGCGGATGCGGTGCCCGTGCGATTGACTGCGCGAACGCGAACATAGCCGGCCACTAGGGTTGCGCTGTAGAGAAAGCACTCGGTCGCGCGAGTCGTGACGAAAAAGTTGGCGCCGTCGAGAGGCGTCCAACTGTAGTTCGTGGCCCCATCAGAATCCGTCGTCGTTGCCTTGACCTCGTAATACGCAAAGTCGGATTGAGTGTTGGCGGCCCAGCCGACTCGTGTTCCGAAAACAAAGGACGTTGTGCCGGGGAAATACTTCGGCTTTACGCCGTCGCTCGTGATCGTGCCACCGGTCGGCGTCGTCACCGTGCCCGAGTAGTTAGGAGCCGTGCGCGAAAGCGTAGCCGAGATCGCGCTTGCCGCGTTGGAGAACGACAGCGCGCGGGCCGCGAACTCGTAAGCGACTCCAGGGAAAAGGTCGTCGATTGAGGCCGCGATTGAGCCCGACGACAGCACGTTCGCGACGACGTATTCGCTTGCCCCGCTGCGCCGATAGAGGATCTGGAGCACCGCGCCACCCGTCGGCATTGCAGGCGCCGTCACCGTGATGCGAGCTACCGCGGTGCCGTCGCTCGCGAGGTAGGTCGTCTCGCTTGCATAGGTCGGAGCGTTCGGCGTGGACGGTGCGACGTTGGAGACGGCGCCGGCGGTGATCGCGACTGGCGTCGCTTGCACGCGGGTCGCGAAGCCGGACACGTTCTCGAGCGCATCGTAGGCGTTGACCCAGTAATAATACGTCGTGCCTACCGCGACGTCCACGTCGACGAAGCGCGATGCGTCGACCTCGGCGATCTTGTTCGTGTTCGCGTTGGCCGGCGTGACGCCGGTCGTGTTGCGGTAGATGCCGTACTCAGAGAAGTCGGGCGCGGTCGAATCGTCCCAGTCGAGGCCCACCGCGGAGCCCGTTCCGATGGTCGCGACGAGGTTCGTCGGGATGCTGGGCGCGACCGTGTCCTTCTGCACGTTGACCGTCGCGCTGACGTAGGACGTCGAGACCTTAAAGAAGCTCTCGCCGAAGATGCGGACGTTGTAGGTTGTACCGATCTTAACGTCGCTTGAGATGTAATCCCTCGTCTGATCGCCGGGGACGGTGTTCCACGTAAGATAGGTCGTCGAGGTGCTTTCCTTGTATTCGATCCCTACGTTGCCGCCGGCCTGGATAAACTCCTCAGCCGGCGCAGACCACGAGACGAGGATGCGAGGCAGCGCTGTGCCGTCCGCTTGGATCTGCTGCGTCGTTCCGTCCGCGGTCAGCGTCAGGTTCGTCGGCGCGGAGAGAGTAAACGGATTTGGCAGCGTCGTGTTCGGCGCATCGTCGACGTAAACCTCGTCATTCACCGTCCAGTCGTAGACCGTCGACGCCGTCTCGCGCATCGTCATATCAATCGCCGGCTGCGGGGGATCCCCGTCGCTCGCGAAGTTCCACTCGATGACCTCGAAGACCTTCTGGCTCCAGCCCATCTTTGCGTTGGTGATCATCACCGTATCACCGGCCCGCACTTGCATCGCCTCCAGCCGGAAGCGCGCGGTCATCGTGATCTCCTCGCGGGCGCGGCGAAGCTCGATGACGGCCAGCCGCTGCGCGCAGGAGGGCGAGGTCGTGAACGGCAGCGCCACGTCGCGCCAGTAGCGGATGCCGGCGTCCTTGGTTACGTAAGTGGTCGAAGTAATCTGCGGGAAGTCGGACGCCTGCCAGTCATTTTGCGGCGAGACATAGACGCCCTTGACTCCGTTTACACGGTCGCGAGCCGATGTCTTGGTCTGAACCATCATCGGACCGGCAAAGTGTTTTTCGGTTAGCGTAACGGTCGGAATCCGATAGCCGCCCGCGTAGACAATCACCTTGCCGCCCGAGTAGGCGATCAGGCCGCCCATCGCGGAGATCAGCTTTCCGATGTTCTCGTCGGGCGAGGCGCTCGTGTAGAGCACTCCGTTTGCCTCGTAGCGGTTCTCGTAGGTGGCCGGCGTGGTGATCGGCTTGATCTCGACTTGCTCGTCGCAGATATTCGCCGCGGCGCTGACCGCCGTGTCGTCGATCTCGGCTGCGTCCATCGCCATACCCAGCGAACTGGTCAAGTAGTCCCGCAGGCAGAGCGCAGCGTTGGCCGAATAAGCCGTCGTCGCCGTGCGCGGATCGTAGACCTTTTTGCCCTTGACCACCGCAGAGATGTTCGGGATGCCGCCGGTCCAGACTTCTTGGCTCCAGACGAGGCGCACGTAAATGTACGCGATGCCGCGGAGCCGATGGTTGCTCGTCCACTTGCCATCAGTTAGGCCCGAGGTCGCGGCCTCAAGGTTCGTTTCGACGGTCTGCGTGTCGCTGCCAAGCTTCTTGTAGATCTCGGCGTAGCCCGTAAAGCGGCCCTGGGCAGCGCTGCCCGCGCCCGTAAGCGCGAGGTCTTCGTTGAAGTAAACGTCGCCGATTTCCTCGACCTCGTGGCCTGCAATCGCGAGCACGAGGTGCAAATACTCGTTATCCGTTCCGGTTGTTGAGATGTAAACCAGCGTCCCCGATGTGCGCGTCTGGCCGTAGACTATCGCACGTGCCGACGTCGGCGACCGTATCATCTGCGTCCGATCTGACAGCGACGGATCTCCAAAACCAGGAGGCTTTTTTTGGAGAAGCTTACTAACCGCCATTGATGCTGCGGCGTAAGCAACGAACTTGACCACCGCAGATGCAATCTGCGCCGCGTATGCGACGTAGAGTTGGTAGAGATAAGCTCCGAGTTGCGGCATAATTAGAGGCGCCAGCAGACGGCACCGTCGAGGTCGAGGAACCCAAGCCCATCTCGGCCAACGAAGGCGGCAGCGTTACCCACGCAGACGCCCAGCCCGATGCCGTTTCCGACGTCGCGGGCGATCACGTCACCGCGGCGAGCAAGGCCGATCTGCGTCGGCTCGAGCCCAAGCTCGCGCGCCAGTTCCAGAATCCCTCCGGCCTTGTCGATGATGCGCTGCGCGCCGATGCCGCTCGAATAGGTGCCGCGGTAGTGCGCCGCGGGATCTCGGCCAGTTGCCCGCGCGACCCAGTCGGCCGCAAATAGACAGCAGTCATTCGCGCCCCACGCGAACGGCTGGCTGCGCCGCTCCTCGATGAAGCGCACAAGCTCCGCGGGAATGTCGGCAGCCTTCATTCGTACTCTGCGGGGATTGTCTTATCGCCAGCGTTCCAATCCGTTTGCTGGGCTTGATTCGGGTTTCCCCAGTAAATTGACTTTTCTTGGATCGCGGTCACGAACTCCAGACCGAGATCGCCGGGGAACAAAGTCGCTTGCTCCTCGTGCGTGTATCGCACCTCGCGCGGTCGCTTGAAATCAACCAGCCGATTCTCGGCCGTCATCGTGATATCGGCGGACTGGCCGTTGTCCGAGATCTGCATCACGTCCATTCTCCCCTGGAAGACGGTCACCGGCGAAGAGATTAGCGTTCCGGCTGTGGTCGAGAGAGCGCCGAAGAGCACCGTGCACTCTCGGCCCTGGTAATCCTCGGTCAACGCAAGCGCGATGTTTGCGGTGGGCACGCCCGAGAGCCGCATTGAGATGCCGCGGGCTGCGAGGTCGGTTGTCTCCTCAATCGGGGAAATGGTGCCGAGGGTTCCGATGCCGAGATATGGCGCGCCGCCGTAAGTGATCGTACCGTAGCCGCTCCAAAGGCGCGTGTACGCCGAAGGGAAACTAAGCGAGACGAGGATGACCGGCGCCAGCTGCACCGTCGTCACCTCGCTCACCATATCGGCCGAGAGCGTGCGGCCTGCGGTTGTAATGCTCATTGCGCGACGTCCTCCACGATGGAAAAGGTGATGCCGTAGATGCTAGCTAACTCAATCGACCACTCGGTGCGAGACTCGGCCAGCCGAAAGACGCCCTTGGCGTTCGAGTAGGTGATCGCGGTGCCTCCGGTGTAGCTTGAGCGCAGGACCGGGAATAGATCGACGCTGCTCGAGGAATTGACCTGGACGACTTTGTAGAGCGACGTCGAGATCTGGAGCCAGTCTCCCACCGCGAAGGTGCCGGTCGCGCCGGAGATGCCGAGAGTCGAGGTGTTGGCGGTCGCGCTGCTGACGGTCAGCGTGCCGGTCACGTTGCCCCGCGCTGAGGTGTTGGCGTAGTCCTGGAAGTAAAATGTGCCGCGCTGCGCTGCCAGCAGGAAGCCGATCACCTCCTCGGCCGCGGCGCGCGTCATAGGCGGGCACTCGACAGAGCCCATCCACGCCTGCCCTGGCCAGTTGTATTGCTGCGTCTGGAACGTGAACGGCGAGACGTTGCGCGAGGTCGCGCTCATTCCAGACAGCGTCAGCTTCGAGATGCGGAACGGAGACGGCGGCGTGAGTGGATAGGAAATTGCCATAGCTTAGGCGAACGCTGCGCGGTAGGCGCCACCGCGGCGCACCATATCGGGGATCTCGGCCTTCAAGCGCTTCCGCTCCGTCTCGAGGATCGGCACGAGCTCGGCGCGAGTGACGCCAGCGGCGATGTGGTAATTGATCGTCACGCCAGTTGATCCGCCTCCGCTCGAGCCAAGGCGATTGTTCGGCACAATGCTGCCGGACGAGGCCGGCATAAAGAGCTCCGGCCCCTTTTCGCCGACGAGGTACGGCGTGCCTCCGGTGACGGGTCCGCCAGATGCGCGGCCGGTGAAGAGATCCGCGAAGAAGTTCCCTAGGCCGCTCGCCATCGGCTTCGTCACTTGCTCGCGGAAGATCAGCCGCAGCAGATCCTGGCCGAGTGCGCGCAGAACCTCGCGCAGCTTGGTGCCGGAGAGAATGGCGTCCTCAAATGACTGGGAAATGGTTGCTCCGAACTCCATTCCAAAAGAGCGGCGCTCCTTCTCTAGTGCGACGATCTTCTCGATCACGTCCTTGAGCTTATTCTCTGCATCGGTCTCGAGCTTCAGAACCTCGACCGAATTTCCCTTCAGATTGTTGATGAACTCAACTAGGGAAGCCTCATCTCGGTAGAGTAGATTAAGCTCCTGCTGAGTCGTAAGCGCCGTCTTTCCGACTCCCTCCAGTTCTAGCTCCGCCTGCCGACGGCTGTCGCGTGCGGCATTTAGATCCTTGTTCGCGTCCAGCTCTGCTTTGCTGATCTGCTTTAGCAGCTGCTCGCGCTGCGCCAGAATTGCGAGCGCGTCCTTCTGAAGTCGGAAGCCCTTTTCAGGATCGCGCTCGAAGGCATCGACCGCGGCCTTGAACGCCTTGGCTGCGTCGCCCATCAGCGCATCCGCAAGCTCGCGCTCGGTCATATTGAGGCGATCCATCTCAACCTGGAGCTTGATCGTTTCCTCGGTGATCGAAGCGATTTCCTTTTTGGCTCGGTCAGCCTTGAAGTTACGGATGACCTCCGTCGCCGACTTCATCGAGTCGGGGTTGAGCACGTTGCCGATGTTGATGCCGACTTGCGTCAGCATAATCGGAATTTTGGTTAGAAAATTGAGCACGCCCTCGACGGCCTGCTCCATCCTGATGGCGCTCGCGATCTGCTCATCGCTAAAGCCCATATCCTCGCCAGCCATAGCGACTTTATCCAGTCGCTGCTTCATCATATTCAGCGTGCCGAGAACAGCCTCGCCGCCGAAGGCTAGCTTGGTAATGCGCGCGAGACCGCGGGTGCTGTTCTCGACCCGTTGCAGCGAATTTTGCACCGAGGCGAACGCAGCCCGCGTCGCGTCGACGGCCCTGAGCGTGAATGTTGCGCTAGCCATTGCGGTGTTGGGTTCGCTGCTGGTGGTTTAGGTAGGCGATCCAGCCGTTCATCTCGTGAGCTGGCATCTGGAGGACTTCGTGAGCGAACTTGCCGAGACGATCCGCGAGCGCATAGACGGCGAGGAGGTCGGCACCAGCCTCGCCGCCGGCTAGTTTTTTAGCTCTTCAGCCTTCGGCGCATCGTCGGCCAGGATGGAGTTCGCCACTCGCGCGAGGACGTTGGAGTCCGCACGATTGAGCAGCACCGCCTTGTCCTCGATGGTGAAGAGCTTCTTCCCGTCCTCGCTCGTCGCCTTCATCAACAGGATGTCGACGAGAAGCTCCATATCACTCTCGCGGCTCTTCTTGTAGAGGCGCGCCTTCTCGGCCAGCGTGACGGGAGTGGCGTGGATCGTCAGCTTCCACTCGGGCACCTCAATCTTCTTGGTGCCGAGCGAGGTGTTCGCGAACTAGGTCAATAGCATCCATCCTTCACCTCAAACCGTCAAAGTGGACAGCGCGCCGTTGCCCTCGATGCTGATCGAGCCCTCGACCATTCCGTCGAACGCGGCGCTGATGTCGAACTTCGTCACGATGCCGCCTCCGGTGTAGTAGGTGGACGTCGACGCGATGCCCTCGGGATAGAGGTTGACGGTCACGGTCGAGCCGATGGTCAGCGCGATCTGGCCGGCATCGGTCTCGTCCCAGTAGAGGTCGCCGTTGACGCTCCAGGTCTTCAGCGTGGCCTTCCGCGTGCGGTAGGTGTCGCCGATGACCGAGTCCTCGACGACGTCGGAGGAGTGAGCCAAGGAGTAGTTGCGGAGCTCGCCGATGGTGGTCGACGAGATTTTGACGGTGCCTTCGCGGCCTAAGTGGTTCGCCATTTTAGTCGGTGGTTAAATAGATGCAGGAGAAGCTGTGACGAGCGACGCCCCAACGACGTTCCTCGTCAGGTTCGATCACATAATCCACGCTTGTCAGAAGGAGATCATCACAGACGCCGCCCAGGGTCACGTCAGCCAGCACCGCGGCCTCGACCGCAGCCGAGCCCGTGTCGAAGAGGTCGTCGATGATGGTCGTCGAGCCGGCCACCTCGGCGGTGAAATACTCGACCATCACTTGCAGCGTCCGGTACTGGGTCCGATTTGACGGCGCCAGCGTGCGAACCTCGACCTGCTCGTTTACGGCATAAACGGCGGCCGACGGGAAGCTCGTCGAGGCAAGCGTGTTGTTCCGGCCCTTGAGGAGATTCGCTGTGGGCACGACGCCAGCCTGCGTCAGCTTGAGCCCGATGGCGTTGCGGATGTTGGTTCGGGTGCTCACGCGGCAAGAAGTTGTGGCATCGTTTGTTCGCCCAGTTCTGGGATAGGTTGGGCGCCTTGAACACGAGTGAATCCCAGGTTGACGGCCTTGCCGGCTAAGAGCCGCTTCACCTTTTTCATCGTTGTAGATACGCGGGAGTTAAACGCACCGTCAATCATCCGCTGGTAATTCGGAATCTTAACATTGCGATTTCGAGCTGCGATAAAAACTGGGCGCTCGTTTGCCCTACCAAACCAAAACGCAA